GTTGAGAAAATAACGAATCCTGGTATGAACCTGAATAGATGGGGTTTGTCAAAGCTTTATTTTACATCTCCAGCAAGTACTACATCTGAAAAATTCCTTAAAAGTTCAGCTGCGGGTATAGTGTGGGATGAGGTTTCTTCAACTTTACAGACTATTACAGATGGGGGTGCATCAACAACTAATGAAATTTCATTTACGAATGGGGTAACATCTTTAACAGCTTCAGGTAACGTAGTTGTTACAGGTAACGTTACAGCTTCTACATTTAAAAGTACAACTCTGACTTCAGGTAAAATACCGTATACAAATGCGAATAAGGAACTCATTGACGGTCCAATAGGTCATGATAGTACAACTAATAACACATTTGTGTCTTCAAACCTATACGTTACGGGTAATTTAACAGTACAAGGTACTACGACATTCCAAGACAGTAATATACACACTGTTAGTGACCCCATTATAGAAATAGGTAACGCAAATGCCATTGACACCATAGATATGGGTGTAATTATGACACGCCCGACCGCAAATGTAGTTTCGGGATACATGGGTGACGAGAAAAAATACGTTATCGCGTATACACTCAGTGACCCAGACGGTGCACATATCGTTCCTACGAACGCAACATCGGATCAATTCATGACTTTGAGTGTTGAAGGTGGTAATGTTTTGGCGGGTAACGTCACGACAACGGGTAAAATGACCGCGGGTACTTTACATGGCGATTCTATTACCGTATCGGGTGCAGTTACCGGGTCTACTTTAGTGGGTGATGGTTCGGCTATTACATCACTCGATGCGGAAAAAATAACAACTGGAGCTGTAGATGTCGATCATGGGGGTACAAACATCGCATCGTACACGGCAGGTGATTTACTCTACGCCACGGGTGCAACGACATTAGCAAAATTAGGGGTAGATAATGGTAAATTTCTTAAAAGTACAGCTTCAGCAGTTGAATGGGCGGACGTTTCTTCAACTTTACAGGCTATTACAGATGGAGGTGCAACGACGACACACACGATCGCGTTTAATAATGCGACCACGGGTTTAACATCCGCGGGTGATATTGACATTGCAGCTACAAAACAAATCGATTACGCCGGTGATGTTTTACTTAAATCATCGGCGGGTGCAGTAGCATCTTTGAAAGTAGATAACGCGATAAAACTTGACCCGGCTTATGCAGCCCCTTCGAATAACGTTTTATCGTTCAACACAACAACAGGTGAAATATACGATTCTGGGGGACAAGGTGGATCTACATTAGATAACATACACGAAGAAGGTTCAAATGTAGCAATTGGTCCATCAGCGGCATCCGCAAATCTTACAGTAAACACGTACGGGTCTAATGTACTCACGGTTTCGGGTAATGTTTCAGCGGATAACATTACCATAGGGGGTTTAAATGTTGCTGCATCACCTTTTGCGTTAGATGATGTCGTGAGTGTTAATGCAGGTGCAAATGTAACTTCAAATGTAATCACAGTTGGTGGTCTCGTTACATCAGGAAACGTTGATGCGAGTAACATTACAATATCAGGGAATACGACTTCCCAAAACATAACGTTAACAAATACGGATATTTCTGCAACTATCTCTTCTGGGACCATAACAATTGATGCGAGAGAAAAGTCATATGGTACAGCACCACTCGTCGTTTCAACAACTGACGTTTCGAATCTTGTATTCTCAAATCTTATAACGGGTGCACAAATTGTCGTACCTATACTCGCGAGTGGAGGTGATATAAAAATTTCAAAGGAGTTGACGAATGTAAATTTTTATGCAATGACAACCGATGTTTCAATTACCCAAGACAAACATGCACTTATGACACTATCGAATTTATACGGAAATATTTATATGAATGCGATTGGATTTGCATAGGTTAAAAAAATAAAACCTTAGTATAATATAAAATATGTCTGGAGGTATTGCTCAACTCGTTGCCGTAGGTGCCCAAGATGCACATCTCGTCGGCCAACCTGAAGTTTCCTTTTTCAGGTCCAACTATAAACGTCACACAAATTTCGCCCAAACTGTTGAGAGACAGGTTATCCAGGGCAACCCATCCTCGGGTGGTATGTCGACCGTCAGGTTTGAAAGAAAAGGGGATATGGTCGGGTATGTCTATATCACCGCAAATGATGGTACTAAAGCTGTAAAATTTTCACCAGCCGATTGGGTCAGCGCGATTTCCAAAGTTGAACTCCTCATTGGTGGTCAAGTCATTGACGAACAAACATCTGAATTCTCGCAATACATGGCACCATCTGTATTAGCACAAAACTTAACTAAATCTACTTCCGGGTTTGCCGAGGCAGCTGAAAGTAAGTTCTACCCACTCAGATTTTCGTTTTGTGAAAATGCCCAGTCGGCGATCCCATTGATTGCTCTTCAATACCACGATGTGGAATTGAGAATTACTTGGGCTACACTTTCAAGTGAAAAATACGAAATCTTCAGTCAATTCATCCACCTCGACACGGACGAGCGTGCTGCTTTGTCTTCCACACCACAAAACATGCTTATTACACAAACACAAAAAGCTGTATCCTCCGCTTCCAAGATTCAAGAACTCAACTTTAACCACCCAATTAAGTGTTTGGTAGCGGGCAAAGCAACTGAACTCTCTATTGCGGATAACTTAAATAAAATGAAACTCCAAATCAATGGTACAGATGTTGCCGATTTCAAATACGTTGATCCACACTACACCGCGGTCACTTCGTATTACCATACTGCGAGTTCTAAGGCACAGGCACGACTTGGACAAAGTGCTCACGGAGAACAACATTTCGAACTACCCAATGGTGATAACGATCATTTCTTCCTGTACCCATTCTGCCTCGACACGTCCAAGGTTCAACCAACGGGTTCGCTCAACTTTAGTAGACTCGATTCCGCGAGACTTGTTAACGATACCGCCAACTCGGACGATGATATCTACGCCGTCAACTACAACATCCTCCGTATCGAAAATGGTATGGGTGGTTTGATGTATTCCAATTAAGTAATTTAATTTAGCCGCTTATTATAAATGTTTTGGCAATTAATTTTTCTCGTAGCATTTGTCTTTGTTATAACGTATGACCCAAAATCAGGTACTTTAGATCATTTAGTTGGTAAAAAACCAGAAAAACCTCCCCAGAATGCGGAGTGTAAAGAAGGACATTACCAGGAAATACAATTTGGAAAAATGGGGTACCCGTGTCCAACCGAAAAGAAAACGCACATGGGTGCGATTATAGGAACTTAAAAAATTAGCTCGTAATTTTATATATAAAATGTTTACATTCGATCGCGATACCGCGACTATAGTTGCCGTGCTCATGTGTATTGTTGCCACAATGTACATGTACAGAGAACTTAACAAAACGAAATCAGAAATGGATAATGTTAAAGGATTTTACGGAAACCTCATGACACATTTATCCAGACCACCACAAGTAAAATCTATACCAGATGTAGAAACCGAAAAAGATGAAGTTTTTGAAACCCAAGTTGATGAGATGAAGAAGAATCTTCAGAATAATCATCTTATTCAATTATAACTTGCAAATAAGCAATGAAAAAATATAAAGCAATTGCAGTCCCCGTCACTTTTATAGGTGATAAACCACGATTTCTCACTGTCCGGGATCGAAGATTCAAAGATTGGATTTTCGTCACCGGAGGGTGCAGGCGAAGGGAGATTCCAAATCCCATTAGATGTGCTTTGAGAGAACTTGAAGAAGAAACCAGAGGAGTTGTTTCTTTGAAAAAAGGTGAATATACAGAATTTAAATTTGTAGTAACAGAAAGTCCAGGAGTGGAACTCGAATATAACGTTTACGTGTTTTTCGTAAACTATACCATACAGGAACAGGCTGAACTTATACGTAAGTTTAACGATGAAAAACAGAAAATGAATCTTCGTAAGATTCAGAAACAGCCCATCAAGAGAACACATGATGAAAATGATTTCATGAATTTTGAAACACTCTCAGAGTTCAGTACTAAAAAACAATGGGATCGTATTGTTAAGAACGTACTTAACAATCCAGAATTTTACGCGTGTGTAACTTCTCTCGATAGAAAAACCTTCTCTATTAAATAATGAAGTCTAAGAACTACATTTTATCCCAAATACGTGAGCTTCTCATTGAAAGGCATGCATATACATCAGAAAGAGCGGAAAGGTACGTTGAATTACATAAAGAGGATAAAGTTTATGAACTCCTCGTTTTAAAGAAAAATTTATCAGAAGAAGAAAATTATCCGGAAGTCTCATACAGACGCTCCATTTGGCGTCACGAGTATGATGATGAATAAACAGTATAAAAAAATAAATAGATTAATAGGTAAGTATGTTTAAACGTTGGTGTAAAGACCAAGGTTTTGCTAATAACTCCGATTTATCACATGTGCTCATGGACGGTGGTGTCCTCTCCGTGCCATTTGATAAATTGAATGACTTTTACGAAAAATGTGTAGAAGTATATAACTCCGGTGAAAAGATATTTGTCGTTGAACAGAAAACGGAAAATTACAATTTTTTCATGGATCTTGATTATAAGGATGATGAAGAAATGTCATTTGAACAGATTAAGAGTGTATGTAAAGTCATATGTGACAAGGTCTCAAAGTTTGGTGGTAAAGACGCTTTGATATCTGTCGCTGAACCTAAACCCATAGACACACTCATAAAAACAGGTATACATATAAACTGGCCGGGTTTTGTTGTAAATAGATCATCTGCATTAGGTATCAGAGATCATGTTATAAATACGTTAAACTTAGCGTATGGATCACGTGATTGGAAAGATATTGTTGATATTTCAGTTTACGGTAATAATTCACGTAATACGAAAGGAAGTGGGTTTCGTATGCCTTGGTCACATAAAAAGGGAAAACACGAAGCGTGTGTCGGTCAGGGGTGTGAGTTATGTAATAACACAGGTAAAGAAACACAAAGTGAATATTTACCTATATTTATATACAAGCACGGTCCTTCATCCACATTACAAAAGACCGAACAAAAACCATCCGTTGATATATTACATATGGCAACATTACGCACACAAAGCATGGAACCGGTTATCGTAGAAGGAACTCACAAAGAAGCTACATTTACAACATTACAAACTAAAAATGAGTTCAAGGATCAAGAGGCTCGTTTACTTGTCGAAGCATTCGTTCGTAAAAATGTAGAAGGACAGACTACTGCATCAATCACTAAAATGTTTAAATATAACAAACAGTTTCTCGTCTCAACAAATTCTAAATATTGTGAAAATAAAAAATGTAATCATAATTCCAATCACGTATGGTTTCATATAGTAGGTGATACTATAGCCCAAA